GTAATCCCGCCTCTGCATTTAATATCAAGACTTTGCCAGGACAAGTTATTGAGGTCCTAGTTTTACCGTTGCCGGTGTCTCCATAAATTAATATTTTTAATCCCTGATCCAGTATGGTATCAAAGGGATCCATAAGTACATTTTCAGCCATATTATTATCCTCTAATATTTATAAAATTGCTTTATTGTAATTTATAGATTACCATAAGTAAATAACTATTTTTCGGAGGAGTAACTTGGAAACAAATAATAATGTAGAATGGTTAGCTAATTATTACTTTAGGACTAAACAATTAGCAACATTAGAACTTAAAACATTAGAGAAAAAAAATATAACACCAAAGATAAGAGACAGGAAAGTGGAGCGCTATACATTACCACAATATATAAAATTTTTAGGGCACGCCAAGGCAGCCGAATTATTTAATTGTTCTGTTTCAACTATAAAAGCCTGGAGATACGGATATCGTTTGCCATCAATACCGCAAGCAAAAAATATAATCAGAGCAACAGAAGGCAGGTTAGATTTTGAATCTATTTACGGTAATTTAAAGGACATAATTGAAAATACAGAATAAATGTTTCAGCTTAAGTTTTCAGAGAATGATTCTTCTCTTGATCTTGCTTTAGGCTATTTTGATGAAGGCTACAACGTAGTCCCTTTACAACGTTCAAACAAAAAACCGCCTCCTTTCTTAAAAGGGTGGGATCAATATAAGAAGAAAAGACCAGAACGCAAACTGGTAGAGAAGTGGTTCAAAGACCGCGACAATCTAGTAGTAGCTTTGATGTGTGGTGAATTTATAGTGGTTGACGCTGATTCGCCAGAGGCTATGACCTGGGTAGAGAAAAACCTACCTGTAACACCTTACAAAGTCGTAACCGGTAAGGGTATGCACTATTACTACAATAACCCACAACATTACACTACGTTTGCTACCAGAAGGACCAATGACACGCCTATTGAGAGACTAATAGACATAAGGGGAGAAGGGGGCCTAATTATTGCACCTTGGAACCGCCATGCAAACGGACAAATATACAGACCACAAACCTTTCCTGATTGGAAAGTCTATGACGTTACTGATCTTCCAGATTTTACAGAAGAAGAGTATTACAAAATTACCGGAGCTACGAAGAACGATGAAAAGCATCAAGCTATTCCTTTTACTTTAGACGGTGTAAACGAAGGTTCGCGTAACGATCAAGCGGCAAGAATGTCAGGTTACTTGATATCTAAAAACCTCAATATGGATTTCATCAAGTTTTTTATGCAGTCTTGGAACAGGCAGAACAGTCCGCCTTTGTCTCAAAGAGAAATCAACTCAGTAGTGGACAACGTAAAAAGGACGCACGACAGAAAAAATAAAAAAGCACCTGCGTTTGTGCAAGCTGCCGAAGATATAAAGACTCCTGTGGATTTATTCAAACCGCCTGGCTTATTGAAAGAGATGTTTGATTTTTGTGAAGATATAGCGCAAGTGCCGCAACCAGAGCTTTCTTTAATCGGATCTTTAGCTTTAGCATCTGTGGCTTGTGGCAGACTTTACCGTACTGACATGAATAATTTTTCTTCGCTTTACTTTATGGGTATTGCAAAATCAGGACAAGGTAAAGAAAACATCAAAACTTTTATAGAGTCAGTTCTTAATTCATCTAGCCATGCATCTTTAGTAGTGGGTGACGGATACACTTCTAGTGGGGCAGTACACTCTATATTGCGTCTGAGACCCACACAAATCACGATTATGGACGAGTTTGGTAAACGCTTGGAGGCTATAAGCAGTCAGCAAAACTTTAACCGAGAGGACGGTATACAGACGCTTATGGAGGCTTGGGGCAGATGCCACGGTGTTCTAAGGCCTGATAATTACTCTTTGATGAGTATTCCAGACCAATATAAAGAACAAAGCATTAACCGTCTTACATACAAACCTGCTATTACCTTAGTTGGACTATCTGTACCAAAAAACTTCTACAAAGCACTAAATAGCGGAAGAATACAAGACGGTTTTCTAAACAGATTTTTAGTAGTGGAATCAACAGAACCCAGAAGAGTAGGCAGTCTCAAGAAGTTTAAAAAGGCACCAAGTAACCTAATAGATTGGGTCAACTATGTGCGTAGACCAAGAACTAATTTAGGCGATCTGCAAAGAGATAACGCAGAGTTTGATTTACAACAAACCGTATTGAAGTTTGATAAGGAGTCACAAAGTCTATTACAGGATTTTGCTGCTGAAATAGTCAAAAGACAGGACGTGCTTGAAAAAGATAATCTAGAGCCTTTGCTGTCTAGATCAAGAGAAAAGGCTATGCGTCTTTCATTATCTGCAACCTTAGCAACCCATATAGATTCTGAAACAATACCAGGAGATATTACAAAATGGTGTATAGATTTTGTTAGATACTACGATTCTTTGTTTATTGAAGCGTGCAGAGACAAGGTGGCTTCTTCAGCTACAGAGTCAAAGATTAAACAGGTGTTGTCTTACATAAGGTCCAGAGGAGAAGAGGGTATATCAAAAAGAGACGTAGATAGGCATGAATTGTTTAGAAGCATGAAATCGTACGAAGTCAAAGAAATTATAGAAAGACTGAAGAACTCAAGAGAAATACAGGAGACAGAGGTAAAAGTGGGCGGTAAAGGCAGGCCAACAAAAAGATTTGTTGCCGTAGATCCTACTTTCTTTGAAGAATGATGAATATTGATAAAAAAGCTCTACACGAAGCGACTGTAGACACGACGTTAGCTTTGCCTATCAATTGGTTCTTATCTTTTTTTGTTTTACAAATTTTATTATGGTTGGATTTCCAATCAGCATTTTTTCTTTCACTTATACAGGTAATAGTCTTGACAATATTTTCAGTAATTAGAAAGTATTTTATTAGAGTTAATTTTAAAAGGAGAGCTTATGAAAACACCAAGCCTAGAAACGAGAGACGATCAAAAGCGTGAAGAACGGGTAGCCGGATATTTAGAAGGGCTGTGGGGCGTAAGTTGTCACAAACTGCCTACTAATTATTCAATAGACTTTTGGATAGAGTCTGCAGAAAAAAGTTATTGGTGCGAGGTAAAATGCAGGAGTTTTGCAGCAACTAAGTACGATACTTTTATATTATCAGGCAACAAGCTACGGAAGGGAGCTTCTTACGCCGTAAGCACGAATATACCGTTCATAATTGTTTATGCTATGACGGACAGCGTTTGGTATCATCAATGGGTCCCAGAACACGTTTATGACGTCAGAATGAACGTAAATGAGACTCCCACTTACGAAGAAGATAACGAACCGTATATTCACATACCAAAAAGCATGATGACTTGTTTGTCAGACAAACCGCTCGGTATGGATAGAAATGAAATAGGGTTGCTTTAAATTATACGTCTGCCGGATAAAGCTTCTGCTAAAGCTAAACGCTCAGGACTTATCTCTGTCTGCTGTATCGGTGTAATTTCAGGTAACTCTATATTAGTTTGTAGTTTAGGAAATTCTGTTTGCTGCACATCTTCTAGCAGACCTTTGCTTTGATCCAATATTTGTTGTGTCTCTTCCTGATCAAAAATAAAATCAGACACACCTTCTATAAAATCTCCGCCCGCCTCGGATATTGCTTCGCCACCAGAAGCTACTAATCTAATACCTAACTGCCTTGCAGCTTGTTCAAAAGCATCTAATACTTTTAATATTGATCCTTTATCTCTTCTTGCCATAAAACCAACAAAACCTGGTCTAGACAAAACGTTTCGCATAATTGCTAGTCCTGCGATGGTCGGTAACATTTGTATGTTGAAAGCATTTACAGCAATACCTGCTGCGATCAAAGTACCGGCTGCACCACCGGTGCCTACCTCGCCCCTTGTTAAAATATCAATTTCTTTTTGGAAGTTTCTAAGGCCCCTTGTAGTTTCTTTACCAAACATAGCCGTCAAAGTTTCGTCCCCGTAAGAATCTAACGAACTTTTTAAGTTACCAGGTTTAAATATGTCTGTAATGTTGCCTTTACCGTTTAGATCAACAGCGTTCTTAAGTATTTTTGTCATACTGGCGTTTTTAATCGAGTCAAAAACTTCAGGAGTGACATTTTGTTTTAACAAATTGATGTTATATGCGCTGTTGGGCCTAAATATTATATCAACCGTTTCATCTAAGCTTTTTGTCGGTAAATCCTGAAATAATTTATTTTGTTCAAACCTTAACCTTGCATTTGACGCATCTGCTAATTCTTTTAATTTTTCAACAAACCTAGTACCAGGTATCGATCCTCTAAGTGCATTAGGATCAGTAAAATCATCAGCTAACTCTAATATATCTCTTGGCTTTAAATTTGGTTTTAACTTATTAAGCTGCTCTAAATTTCTTACAACGGTTCTACCTAGGTTTAAAGGAGCCCCTGTAGTTTCAAACAACATGTCTAATTTACCAGGGTATTTCTTTTCAAAATTTAATATCTCTCTACTGAAAGCATGAAAGTCAAATGCGCCTGTATCTGGATCTGTAGCTACGTCTGCCGCATCTAAAAACAAGCGTCTTTGTATGTTTGTTTTTACAAAATCCTCTTTGCTTTGTTTGCCTGATTTTTTTATGGTATTTAAATAACCGTCATAATCTTTTAGACCTTTGAATAAATCTCTTAGATCAACAAAAGA